GCGTTCCGGGATTTGCAACGTATGCATGGCTTGCAGAAGATTTGCTCCTATATGGCTACGGGTATATGCGCATTCTTGAATTATATGCAGACACGTATCGCATTCGTAGTGCAGAACGCATTGATCCAACGCGCGTCACAATTAAAACAAATGCGATGGGAACAGAGATTGATTACTACTGCGTAGATTCAATTCCAGTGCCATACGATGGCGTTGGAAGTCTTGCAGTCTTCTACGGCGTAGATGAGGGCATTCTCAATAGAGCTGGTCGCACAATTAAAGCTGGTGCAGAGTTAGAACGTGCGGCGACAATGTATGCACGCGAACCAGTTCCAACAATGGTCTTGAAATCTAACGGCACTGCACTTCCAGCAGATCGCATCGCGAAGCTTCTTGAATCTTGGGGGCAATCACGTCGTAATCGTTCAACTGCATTCTTGAACGCTGATGTGGAATTGCAGACGCTTGGATTCGACCCAGAGAAGCTGCAACTCAATCAAGCTAGATCTTACGTTGCAACAGAATTGGCCAGAGCAACAGGCATTCCGGCCTACTACGTCGATGCAGAATCTGGCTCAAGTATGACTTATTCCAACGCACAACTTGCGCGTCAATCTTTGCTGGACTTCTCTTTGCGTCCAATTATGACGGCGATTGAAGAGCGTCTTTCAATGACTGGCTTGGCCAATGATTTCGTTCCAGCATCACAGGAAGTCAAGTTCGATTTAGATGATTACTTGCGCGGATCAGCAAAAGAGCGCGCAGACGTTTACAAGATTCTCTACGACATCGGGGCTCTTACTTCCGATGAAATCCGACTAGAAGAGGAAATGATCCGATGAAAGAAACAAAGCCAACTCCAATGAATCTGGACTTCTCAATCAAAGTCACGGCAACGGACTTTCCAAAGCGCGAAATCTCTGGACGCATCGTCACCTGGAATGAAGAAGGCTCTACATCAGCCGGCTCAACAATGTTCAAGCCTGGCTCAATTACTTTCAGCGATACGACTAAATTGCTACTTGAGCATCGCCGTGAATCTCCAATCGGATTCTTGAAGAGCTACAAAGTCACCGATGATGGAATTGATGCGACCTTCGCTATCGGAAATACGACCGCAGGCAACGACAGTCTGGTCGAGGCATCTTCCGGATTACGCGACGGATTTAGTGTCGGCGTTCTCGCCGAAAAGTATAAGAACGTCGATGGTGTTCTAGTTATCAGCGCAAGTGCGCTCAAAGAAGTCTCACTGGTCACAGATCCGGCCATAGCATCAGCGAAGGTCGCCGTCGCAGCTAGTGAGCAAGAAGATTCTGAATCCGTCGTGGAAACAGAAGAACAAACTACCGAAGGAGAAAACGAAGTGGAAACAACTCCAACCGTCACAGAAGCACCAGCCGAAACGGTTGAGGCTTCCAAAGTCGTACAGGCCGAGGCAGCTCGTCCGCTCTATTTCACGTCACCACGTTCACCAATTACAACTGGCGGAGCGTATTTAGAACACTCAATCAAAGCAACACTAGGCAACGAAGATTCTCGTCAATATGTAAAAGCTGCTGATGATTCTTTCACAACGAATCCAGCGTTTAGCCCAGTTTCTTATGTTCGCGATGTTGCACAAAACACAAACGCAGACCGTCCAGTAATTGACGCATGCGGTGGAACACGTCCATTGAGCACATACGGAATGACAGTATCCATTCCAAAAATCACGGCTAATAGCACTGCCGCGACTGTGGCCGAGGGAGGAGATCCAACAGGAACAACTGCAATCACTTCAGCTTACGTCAATGCGACAGTAATCAAAAAGGCTGGATTCCAGCGTTACTCAGTAGAATTGCTAGATCGTTCAGATCCATCATTCTATGAAATTATGTTGTCAAATCTTCGCGATGCGTATGCTCAGGCAACTGATCAGTATGTAATTGCACAAATCACTGCTGGCGGAACACAGGCAACTGCAACTGCTGCCGATTCAGCCGGATTGATTTCATTCGTATCAACAGAATCACCAGCCGCATACACTGCAACAAAGCGCACTGCAAAGTCATTCGTTTCAGGTACGTCCATTTGGAGCACGCTTCTCGGCGCGGTGGATACAACTGGCCGTCCAATTTACAACGCTGGAAATCCAATGAACAACGCAGGATCTGCGATGCCAACAAGTATTCGCGGAAACGTACTTGGCCTCGATTACTACGTAGATCCAAATATGGTGAGCACAAGCATCGATGAGTCAGCGTTCATCATCGAGCCACGTTCAATCGAAATCTTTGAATCTCCAGCTCTAACGCTGGCCACTAATGTGCCAACAACTGGAGAAATTGAGATCATGCTCTACGGTTACATCGCAGCTCAAGCCGTCTTTGCAGGCGGACTTCGTCGCTTCAACCTAACCTAATCAATCATGGGCTAGGTGCGCTCCCGTATCTAGCCCAGCAGCTCACGAAAGGGAACAGAGATGCCAGCAATCATTACCGTCGCCAGTCTTAGACAGGTTCTTGGCGTCTCTGTTTCTCTTTATTCAAACGATTATCTTGAAAGCATTATTGATTCAGCCGAGCAGGTAATTCTGCCGCTATTGACTGCCAATCAAAACTCAGTCGCCGCCGTATATTTGCAAAACAATGTCGCCTATTACATAACACAGAAGCCCAACACATTCGTTGCCGGCCAAAGTGTTGTCATTACAGGTTGCGTTCCAAATACATTCAACGGAACAAAGACAGTCACATCAAATTATTATGATCCATTCCCTTATCTTCCTTTCGCATATCCGGCTCCATATTTCTACTTTACGTGCGCAGTTACTAATGACGACATTACATTTCGCCCAGTAATTCCGGGCGGCGTTGCTTACCTATCTGGGGCAGACGCGGCCACGCTCTATGCAAGTACCGATGCAGTCGAACAGGCGGTCACCATCGTCAGCGTCGAAATCTTCCAGAGCGTGGTCGCACCCGGCGGTCAGATTGAGGGCGTAGATTTCGCGCCATCGCCATTTCGCATGGGAAGATCACTTCAAAATCGCGTCATTGGCCTTTTAGGTAATTACATCGATGTCTCAACGATGGCTATGTAGATGCCTACTCCAACGTCAATCGCGACTAATATCAGAGGCACACTTGCCACTGCACTTGGATCAGTAGCTGCATCAGTATATTCGACCGTGCCAGAGGCCGTGATTCCACCAGCTTGCGTGATTGTCCCGGACGCACCCTATTTAGAAACGACGACAATCGGTAAAAGTACGGTACGCGTGAAAGTCAATTTGGTTGTCAGTGCAGCCGTTGCATATAACAATAACGCCGGAGCACTAGATAATCTTGAACAGTTAGTCATAAGCATTATGCAAGCGATGCCAACTGGATACGTTGTCGGAGACGTCCAACAACCGACAATCCAATCAGTGGGAGCATCTAATCTACTAGTGGCGGATCTCGCGGTCAGCACTTACTACACTCAAGAAACTATCTAAGGAGACAAAGAAATGCCAACAACAATAGTCACCGGTCGCGACATAGTATTCACGCTTGCCACCGTTAATTACGACGCGCAGACAACTGCCGTCACTCTAGTCAATGCACCAGTCATTACGACGTTTCAGACACTTGATGGAAAAGCCTACAAACATATCGATGATCAGTGGACACTTAATGTCGAGCTTCTTGCAGACTGGGGCGCAACTTCATCACTCTTTGAAGCGATGTGGACTGCGTTCACTTCTGCTCCGAATACTGCACTCGCATTCACTCTGCTCACTGCAACTGGCGCATCGTTCGCTGGCACTGCATTCCCAGTAGCTCCAACTGCTGGCGGCGCAGCTCCAGATGCACAAACAGATTCTTGGGCGATGCTCTGCGCTACAACACCAGTCTTAACAATCAGCTAATCGAAAGAGAAACGGGAGCACAGAATGAAACTACCAATCACAATCGAATACATGTCCGGCGAATCTGCAACCTATACGGCGCAGCCGCCAGAATGGGCTCGTTGGGAGAAACTTACGGGCAACACAATTTCGCAGGCGCAGGAGAAGATTGGAATCTCTGATCTTCTCTTCCTTGCGTGGAATGCGATGAAACGCGAAGCTGGTGGAAAGCCAGTCAAGGGCTATGAAGTCTGGTGCGAAACAGTGGCAGATGTGCAGGTGGGAGACAACGACCCAAAAGTCACAGAGTCGGAAGTGTAAGTCGATTATTGGTTGAAGTCGCTATTGCGACAGGCATACCGATGGGAGAATGGACTTCGGCAGACGACATCTTGACGGCGATTGAGATATTGGAGAAACGAAATGGCGTTTAAGGCGACGAAAGGTCAGGGAACCTTTCGCATTGAAGTCGAGCCTTATGCGCTAAAGAATCTGATTTCAACACTCAATTTGCTAGACAAAGAAACGCAGGGTCGAGTGCGCGATGCAGCTCAGCCGCTATCAAAGCGACTAGCTGGCCAGATTATGATGTTCGGACATGGCTCACCAACTCCACAGACAAAGCTAGTCTTGCAATCAATCGTTACTCCACGCGATCGATTGATTCGCGTTGATATTGGTGGTCCAAAGAAAGTCGGTCGCGCCTATGGTGGCCGGCCAAGTAAAAGCGGCAAAGGCGCAAAGGTAGGACGCACTCAAGCTCCAGCCGGCGCACTTCTGTGGGGCTCAGAATATGGATCGCGTCCGGGCGTTGATAGAGCTCAACGCAAATACACAAACCGATTTAAGGTTCCATATAATCGCGAAGGATATTGGTTGAATAAAAGCGTGGACTTCTACACTCCAGTCGTTGCGCAAGAGTATATTTCTATCGTTACGGGAATCATTAACGATTTGGGGCTCAAATAATGGCAGGCATTCCAAAGGTAAAGATAACCTTCGATGCTGACTTTGATGATCTCAAAAAAGGCATAAAAGGTTCTCAGGCAGAAGTCGAGACATTTGCCGACAAGGTAGGAGACTTTGGCAAGAAAGCCGCAGTCGCTTTCGGTATAGCCGGAGCTGCAATTGGTGCATTCGCATTAGCCGCAGTCAAAGCCGCAGCAGAAGATGAAACTGCACAAACTAAACTTCAAGAAACTATCCGCAACACTACAAACGCAACTACGGAGCAAATCGCCGGCATTGATAAATATGTCACGGCACAAAGTATCGCGACGGCGACGACCGATGATGTCATTCGTCCGGCCTTGTCTCGCCTATTGCGTGCAACTGGAGATTTGACCAAGTCGCAAGAATTG